TTTTATAATAATTGGCTTAATTTGCTTGAGCCAGATGGGTTTGGGTGGTGTCTTATAGGGACTATCTGGACACAAATGGATTTGCATTGGGAGCTTCACGAAAAACCATTAAAATATAAAAAAGTTTATAGAATTGATTTAAATACTCTTGAGCCAATCTGGCCAGAGCATTGGTCTAAAGAAAGATTGATTGAAAGATATAACTCTATGCCACTTAGAGCTTTTGCAAGAGCTTTTGGTAATATGCCAATTTCAAGAGAAGATGCTGTTTTTGATAAGGAAAAAATAGAAAATTGTATTGTTTATAATGACCCAAAACACTATCTTAAAAAGTGTGATTATGTAATTATGGGAGTTGATTTAGCTATTTCTCAAAAGAAAAAAAGTGCTAATACAGCTATTTTTATTATGGGTTTATTACCAAAAAAGAATGATTATAAACTGGTAGCCTTACATATTGAATATGGTAAATGGAGTAGTCCAGAAACAGTAAATGCTATTATGAAGTTATATAAAGATTGGAATGTTGATATAATAGTGGTGGAAAATAATCAGTATCAAGAAGCTCTTGTGCAATGGCTTGCAGAATTCAAGAAAGATTTACCAGTAGAAACACATTTTACAACTTCAAGCAAACACGACCCAGAAATAGGACTTCCTTCTATGGCACTTGAATTTGAAAGACAAAAGTGGATTATTCCTATGGGAAAAAAGCCACATGAAACTGATTGTAAGTGTGGAAAATGTAAATGGATAGAAGAAATGAGTATGTATCCATTTGGAGAAACAAGCGATATTTTAATGGCTTCTTGGTTTGCCAGAGAATATTATAGAAAACATAAAAAATTATTAACAGAAGATATTGAAGTTGAAAGTTGGTAAATAAAATTTTTGGTGAAAAATTTTATACAAATTAAAAAATATCCTTTTATTGAGAAAAAATAATTTATGTCCAAATTTCATAGTAATCTAAAAACTCTAATTTTCCATTAAACTTTCTTTTAAATTTTTTAATTCTAAATACTTCACTTCCAATAGACAAAAAGCTCATTGGATAATCTCCTTCATAAAAAATTAAAACATTTAATCCTTTAATACCACAAAAATCCTTATAATAGTAAGGCATAAAAACTTCTGGAGTATAACCAAACTCTTTTTCACAAGTTTCAAAAATAAAATTCCTTAAAACTTCCCAACCTTTATTTTTCCACCACTTTTCATCTAAAACTTTTAAAACATAAATTCCACCATCTACTCCCATTTTTTATCTCCTATAATTTTATTTATATTATATCATAATTTCAAATTTTGTCAATATTAAAAAACATTAAGAATTTACTAAATAATGAAAATACCACCAGCAATTCATATTTATACTGATAGCTCAAAATCTCCACATTCAAATGAAATAGGCATTGCTTATGTAGTTGTTAATCCCAAAAAAGAAAAAATTATTTTTGAATTTAATAAAAAGCTTTCAAATTATACAAATAATCAAGGAGAACTCTTAGCAATACTTTATGCTACTTTGTTTATTTTAAAGTATAAACCACAATTTGCTGTTATAGCAACTGATAGCCAATATGCTGTTAATATTTTAAACAACTATTTTCAACCAAAAAAGAACCTAAAAATAATAAATAAAATTTTTGACATTTTAAAAGAATGTGAAAAGCATACTCTTGTAAAAATAGTTTGGGTTAAAGCTCATAATGGAAACAAATTTAATGAAAGAGCTGATTTTCTTGCTAATGTTGCCAGAAATAAAAAATATAAACTAAAAAAGAAATTCCACAATCAGTAAGTTAATCAGTATTTATCAGTAAAATCTCTTGAAATGCTGATTATTCCTAATATTGAAAGGAATTTTTTATCTTCATAAGTTTAATTTGCTTTTTTTTGTTTTATATATTCTATTATTATTAAAACATAATAACTGACACTATATAAAATGAAATTAAGTTATAAAAAGAAAAATAATTAAAACAAAAAAAAACAAAATAACAAAACCATTTTCAGTAAAAATGGTTTTCCACTTTCCCTTCAGTTTTTTCTACTTGAAATAAAAAAAATAAAAAATTTTATAAAAGATAGAATAAGAAAGATTGCTTTTTTGTTCGTTTTTTGTTTTTTGATAAGAATTTTTAAAACTGAAGGATTTTTCTATTATGGAAAAGAAAATCATTGTCAGTAATAACGAAACAAATGAAAATACTTTAAATGTTCCAGATTTAGATAAGGAAAAAGAAAGTAAAGTTGTTGTTGAAGGAATTGAAAGCAAGTTAAATACTACATTTAATAATTTATCACCTTATCGTAAGTATGAAAGAGTTAATGATAATGTTCTTCGTTATCTTTATCTTAGAACTTCAAGGTTAAGAGAATGTATTGATGGAATATGTGGGGAAATTTCAAGTAGAATACCATTACTTATTCCTACTGATAAAAATTTGTCAAAAGAAGCTCTTAAGGCACTTGAAAAATTTGCTCAAGACTTTTTTGGAAGTATAAATAGAAAGAAAGATACTATTCAATCTTTGATAAATAGGATTGTAAGAGATTTACTTGTATTTGATAGATTTGTAATAGAAAAGGTGAGAAATAGAAATAAATTTTTGGTTGAATTATATGCAAGAGACCCTTCACAAGTTGTTATAGATAAGAATGAGCAAGGAGTAATTTTAAGGTTTAGGCAAGTAGTGGAAGGAAATGAAATAGAGTTTAGCCCAGAAGACATTATTTATGCTGTATTACACCCAAGTAGTTATGATGATTATGGAATACCTATAATTGAAGGAATACTTGATGAGATAGCAAGTTTGCTCTTAGCAACTCGTTTAATTGCAAATAATGTATTTGATGACAGCACTCCCCCTGGAATTTTAGTTCTTGGTGAAATTGGAGAAGAAGCTTATAAAAGATTAAAGGCTGAATTTACTGACCCAAAATTAAGAAATAGAATAAAAGTAATTAGAAATTTATCACCACAAGAAATTGATTGGATTAGACTTGATAGAAGTTTAACAAGTGAAAGTAAAATTGATTATTTATTATCAAGAGTTGACCAAATAATTTACAAAGCTTTTCAAATTCCTACTGATAAAGAAATAAGTAGTAGGGGTGGTAGTGAAACAGCTTATAAAATTAGTCAATCAAGACTTATTGAACCTATAGTTAAGTTAATAGAGAATGTTTTTACAAGAGAAATTTTTGAAAAAGAATTTAATTTACCAGTAAAGTTTAAGTTATTGAGATTACCAGATGTTAGTAGTCAAGAATTTTATGATAAAAGTCGTGGTATTTCTGCTCTTATAAATACTGGTGTAATAAGTTTTAATGAAGCGAGAGAAATACTTGGACTGCCACCAGTAGCTGGTGGAGATAGAAGGTTTGTAAAGCTTGGAAATGAAGTAGTAGAATATAATAGTGAAACTGGACAGCCAGAGAGATTGCCAGATTTTATGGACTTATGATAAAAAATTTAAGAAAGGAGATAAAAATGGCAGAAGTTGTTAAACTTGAAAATGAAATTAAAAACTTGGAGAAAAAGTTTGGTGAAGAAAATAAGTTTAATTTTGAACTTGTTGTTAAGTCTGTTTATAAACAAGTAGATGATGGTGGTGAGGAAAAGTGGTATGTAGAGGGGTTTGTTGCTACTACTGATAAGGATACTGATAATGATATTATAACTGTAGAAGCACTTGAACAAGCTGTTGGAATTTTAAAGACAAAATATACTACTGTTCTTTATAATCATAATTTTGATAGACCTATAGGAAAGATAGTTGATGCTGCTGTTAAGGATACTGATTGGGGTTCTAAGGGTTTATGGATTAAGTTTTTGATTTCTAAAACTGAACCAGAAATTTGGCAAAAAGTTCAAGAAGGTGTTTTGTGTAAGTTTTCTATTGGAGCTTTTGCAATAAGAGAGCCAGTTTATAAAGAAACTGGAGAAGGACAACCAGAAGTTGATTATTGGAAAATAGTTGAACTTTATCCTTATGAAGTGTCTCTTGTGTCTGTCCCAGCAAACCCAAATGCAGTAGCTCTTGATTATTATGTTTCAAAGTTTTTTAAAGCAGAAAATAATTTTAATAAGGGGGTAAAAGATATGAGTAAAGTTGAGAAAGGTGAAGGGAAGTCAAAACCAAAAATTAAAATCAATAAGCAAAAAGTTGATTTTAGACCTTGGAGTAAGGTAAATAAAATTAAACTTGCTCAGATACTTGAAGAAAGTGGAAATAAAACTGCTATTAAAGAAGCTTTTGGAGTAGTTCCCGATTATGAAAAAAGGAGCACTTGGAAGTTTCCACACCATGTGCTTGTAAATGTTGGTGATAATGAGTATGAGCTTAGACTTTCTTATACTGGGCTTATGGCTGCATATAAAGCTTTTAGGGGAGCAAGAAGAAAACCAAAGCTTACTGAAGAGCAGAAAAAATCTCTTAAATCTCACCTTAAAAAGCATTTCCAGCAATTAGTAGATATGGATATATATGATGAGATACCAGAAGCATTAAAGTCTATTATGCCTATTATTGCTAGAGAGCTTAATGGTGAAGAGCTTGATAGTAGTGAAAAAGATTTACTTGAAAAAGAGTTTTTATCAAAAGATATTGATTTGATTGATGAAATTGAAAAAGAAATAGAAAATGAAGAGAAGGAAGAGAATAATATTGAGAAAGAAGTTAATGAAGATAGTAAAGATAATGTGGAAAAAGATAAAAAAGTTGAAAAAGAAGATATAAATAAGCAAGTAGAAATGGAAGAAAATGAGTTTTTTGATAAGCTAAGAGACATTATAAGAGAAGTAGTGGAAGATGTGCTTGATGAGTATTTTGATAGTGATGATGAGGAAGATGGTGATAAAAATAATGAAAAAATGTTAAAAATTGATACAAATGATAAGAATTTAGAAAAATCTGTGGGTAAGGAGGATAAAATGTCTGAAAAGAAAGAAATTGAAAAAGAAATTAAAGAAGAGGAGAAGGTGGAAAAAAATGTTGAAGAGAAAGTAGAAGAGAATGAGAAAAATGAAGTAATTGAAACTCTCAAGAAAGAGATTGAAGCTCTTAAGAAGGAGCTTGAAGCTTTAAAGCAAGAGCCAGTTGTTAAAGGTGTAGATAATCAGAGAAAGGAAGAAAATGAGGGCTTTGATTTGGCAAAATTTATAAGGTCTGAAGAGTTTGAGAAAGCTCCTATTGAAAAGAAGCTTGAAGTTTTGAAACTTCTTATGGAAAATAAATAAGAAAAAATATTAAAAAATTTAAAAGGGGGTAAGGTAAAATGGATAAGGTAACAAAAGAACTTTTAGAAAAAGCTTTAGATGCTTCTCAGATTGATGGTGTGCTTGTTCAAGAAGTTGTTGATAAAGTTATTGCTGATTTATTCTTTTCTGAAAATCCTTTAAGACAGAATTTACCTAGAAAGAAAGGAACTGGAACTGCTTATCTTTTCAATCGTAGGTCTCCTTCTGCTATTGGTGGTGAAGCAATTAGTGATACTGATACTTTTACTGAATCTACTGGAAATTATGTCAGAGTTGCCCTTCCTTATAAGATTTATGGAACTTCTGTAAAGGTAACTCGTTATGCTCAAGTTGCTGGGCAAAACTACATTGATATTCTTCAGAATGAACTTGAAAGCAGAATTAATGAATTTAAGGAGTGGGAACAGAGAGCTATAATTTGGGGTAATTATAATGGAGCTGATTTTTCTGGTGCTAATTTTGCTGATGGTCTTGTGAAGCAGATTGTAGATGGTGGTAATGGTAATTTTGTATTGCTTGGAAGTGATGATACTGGTGGAGATTTAACACTTGCAAAGCTTGATGAGGCTATTGATAAGTGCTGGGCAAATCCTTCTATAATTGTATGTTCCAGAGCTGGTAGAAGGATATTACAGGGGTTGCTTCAAGCTCAGCAGAGATTTATTAATACTGTTGAAATTAAGGGTGGCTTTAGAGTAATGGAATATGCTGGACTTCCAGTTCTTACTTCTACTGCTATTCCAGATACTATTACTTATGATTATGATGGTGGTGGAAATCATATTTATACTCCTGCTATGACTGGTGGGGCTACTACTTGTATGCTTATTCTTAATCTTGGTGATGCTTTTATTGCTGAACTTGAGAGCTTGCGTTCTAAAGAAGTAGCTTCTACTTCTTCTCAATATACTCAGTATGATATTTGGGAGTATATTACTCCAGTAGTTAAAAATCCTAAGAATCATTGTGTAATTTTTGGAATTAGAGTAGCTTAATGACAATTCTTGGAAGCAGGGCAATATAATTTAATTTACAAATCATTGCTCTGCTTCCACATTTTCTATTTGAGTATTTGTGCCTATAAGAAAAGGGGGGAGCAAAATTAAGTAGTATGCTCCCCCTATTTTTTTATTGTCTGTATTGAAAGTAGATAAGAATTTTAAAAAGCTTTGAAGGGGGATATTAAAATGGCTTATACTCTTAAATATATAGGAGCTGATAAATATCCAGATTATTTTGAAATTCCCACATATTATGAAATTGTAAGAGTTAATAAGGGGATTGCAAAAGTTGAGAAAAAAGTTACTGTTGAAAGGTTGTTAAAAGAAGGTTTTATTTTAATTGATGATGATAAAGAGACAGAAAAGCAACATAAACATTATAAGCATCACAAACATCATAGAAGAAAACATAAAAAAGAAGAGTAATGGTGATTAAAATTGGCTACTGTAAAGTTAATTGCTGGTCAACCAAATAAAGTTGAATTTAAATTTTATGATGAAGTTGGAAATGTAGTAACTTCATTTAATTCAGCTCCACAAGCAACTCTTTATAATACTCTTGATAATTCTGAAGTAGATACTGGATTATCTTTAAATTTTAATGGTGTAAATAATAACTTTTATCTAATTTATACTCCTAGTTCTGATTTATCTGGAACTTTTTATTTTGTTGCTTCTGGGATAGATACTTCTGGTGTTTTAAGAAAGTCAATTGTTTTTGTTGATATATTACCTATTGGTGAAAGTGATTTAGTTATATCAATTGATTTTGCTGTTAAGTTTATTGATGATATTAATATAGACTATAGTATAGTTCCACAGCTTATTTTAACAGCTAAAGAGTGGATAAAGAATAAAATTGGTGGTGCTTTATTACCAGAACAAAAACAAGAGAGAATTTATTTATTTGAAGATAATAAATTTTATACCAGTTTTTATCCAATTTTGAAAGTTAATTCTTTAAAGGATAGTAATGATAATGATATAAGTAATTATACTATTTTAGATAAAAATATTGGATTATTTGAGATAGGAAAAAATAGTTTCAAAAATTTAATTAATGATAGTAACAATTATATTGTTATTGATTATATAACTGGGTTTAATCCTATTCCAGATACTATTTATACTGCTATAGGCTTACTTGTTGGTTATTTGTATAAAGAAACAAAATATCAAAATTATGATAGAATTAAAATGGTAGGAGTTGATAGTATTTTAAGCAAAGATAATTTAAGTAGAATAGAAAGTTTGTTAAGACCTTATATTAGAGTATTATAATGTTTGGAAATTTTTTAAAACAACCTATTTATATTATAAAGCTAATAAAGACAAAAAATGAGTTTGGTGAATATGTATATAATGAACAAGAAATAGAAACAAAAGGATTTGTTAATGTAAAAAGAACAAAAATACTTCACGAACAGAAAGGTATTATTGAAGAGATAAATTATGAGTGTTTTATTCCAGCAGATTTAGAAATTACAAAAGTTGACAAGATTAAGTGGAATAATAACATATTTGAAATAAAGTCTATATTACCAGTAGTTGAATTTTCTGGTAATGTTAGATATAAAGTTTTATTACTAAAGAAGAAAGAGTAAAAAATGCAATTTAAATTAAAAGGAAATTTTGAAGTAGTTGATTTTAATAAGTGGCTTGAAGATTGTATTTTAAGAGCTGTTGAATTAACAACAAAGTATGTAGAAAAGGATTTTAAAGATACTTATTTATCTGGTGCTTACTCACTTGAAATGTTGAAAAAACTTGACCACCCTTTTGCCAGAAGACATTATAATTTTCTCTTATCTATTAAAAATCCTTCAGTAATTGCTAGGTTGTTAAAAGGGAAGGTATTTAAGGGTGTTAAACTTGATGTTGTTAATATTCAAGAAGGAATTTTAAGTAAAAGTTTATCAAGAATAAAAACAGAAAAAACTGGAAATAAAGTAGTTGGAAAAGTAAAAATAAGTATTGAGAAATGTCCTTATGCTAAGTATGTCTTTTATGGAACAAGTAGAATGATACCAAGACCAGTTCATTTAATTTATGCTATTTATCATAAAAATGAAATTATTAAAATATTTAACAAGAAACTTTTAACTATAGCAAAAAGAAGAATTAATGCTTTTATGAAAAAATATAAAGTCCAATAAAAATGGCTAATACTTTTTTACAAAAATTTGTTAAAGTTTTTATACAAGATTTAAATAATATTCCAGATATAGCAAATAATTTTGAAGATATTTTTTTATTTCAAAGAAGAGAAAATGTTTATCCAGCATTGCTTGTTGATTTTGCTAAGGTAGATAATCTTGTATATGGGTATAATTATTATGGAAGTTCTGATATAGATTTATTACTAACTGTTTTTGTTAAAAGTAGTTTATCTGATGCTATAGGACTGTTTGATTTACTCATTAAAAACTTAAATTGTTATAGTAGTAAAAATGATACTGAAAAAATAAGTTATGTTATTGAATATACTGGTGGATATAATGAATTAGTTGATGTGGAAAGTCAAGAAATTTCTATAACTTCAACTTGGAAGTGTAGAGTTTTAAATATTGGTTAATTTTGATAAGAATTTAGAAAATGGTTAACAAGAATTTAAGAGAAATTCGTTGTAAAGATTGTGGAAATTTGTTGGCTTATTTTAGTAAAGAAGATAATTGTTATAGAATAAAGTATAAAGATTTATTTGTAAAGTGTTATGGTAAAGTTGAGATAACTTGTAGAAAGTGTGGAAAAGTAAATATGTTTGATTTTGTTAAAATAAGACTATAAAATTTAAAATGAGGGGGTATAAAAATGGCAAATGTTCCTAAGTATGACACAAGAAATTTTAGTTTTGGAGCTGGAATTCTTTATGTAGCTCCTTATGATATTGATAATGATAAACCTATATATCCTTATATTGATGTTGGGGCTGTTAAACCCGGTTCTGTTCTTCGTATCAACAGAGATATTCTTGATGTGGTGCAAGGAACTCCAGATTTGATTGTTAAATCTTTTGTTAAAAGTGAAAGTATAGAATTCTCTATTCCTTCTATTGAGTGGAACTTGGAAAACATTCAGAGAGCTTTAGGTGGTGGAGAGTATAATGATACTTTAAAGAAACTTCGTTTTGGTGGAAGTATGGATTTAGATGTATATAGTCTTATGTTTGTTCACGAAATGCCAAGTGGGGATAAAATTAAAATAAAAATCTGGAAAGCTAATCCAACTGGTGCAATGGAAATAAATTTTGGTAATGATGATGTTCACCAGTTTGAAATGAATTTTAGAGCTTTAAAATCTTTTTATGGTTGGAGTGAAGTTGATGGTGAGAATATAACAGATAATTCTTCTGGTGATAGTAAGTTTACTGATACTCTTGCAAATACACCAGTTGTTCCTTATTCTGTAACTATTAAAATTGCTGGAGATACAATAAAAGATGATGGTAAAGGTAATTTAGTGAAAGATGGTGCTAATGTTGGAACTATTAATTATTCTACTGGAGAAATAGAAATAGATGGAGCTTCTTATGATGGACAGTCTGGAACTGCTGATTATGCTACTTATGTAGAACTTTCTCAGAATGCTTCTATGATTGAGATTGAAAAAATAGTTAGTTAATTAAAGATTTAAATAATATAAGGCTAAAGAAGACGCCCATAGGAGGTGCTGTATGAGTGTAGTTGATAAAGAATTAAAAAAAGAAATTTCAGCTTTTGTTCAGTTTCCATATACTATTACTTTAAAGAATGGTCAAGAAATAACTATTCAACAACTTTCTTGGAAAAAAGAGCTTCAGATTATAAAACTTCTTGGTGATTTTATTGAAGAAGTTGGTAATTTACTAGATTTTAATGAAGAAGAGTTTGATTATATTCAAAATAATATTGCTTCCTCAAATATTCACAAATTACTTGCTTCTATATTGAAATATTCTCCAGATTTGTTAACAGAGATTGTTTGTATTATTACTGATAAAAAGAAAGAAGAAGTGGAAAATGAATTTGTATTGGAAGATGTGGTAGAGGTGGTATTCCCTTTTTTAGGAAATATTATTCAAAGGTTGCAAGAGATATTTCAAAAGAAAATAAAGATAGTGATAGAACAGATAAAGAAGAAATAGAATTAAAAAGACCAATTGCTGAGGTAGTTGATTTATTTGCTTTTGAGTATGGCTGGACTGTAGATTATATACTTTCTTTACCAAAAGAAGTTATTGATTATCTTATAGAAGCTATTATAATCAGAAAAAAAAGAGAAGCTCAAGCTTTTTCTGGAAATCAGAAAGATAAATCAAGAATTTTAAAAGTAGGTGAAGATAAGAGAGCAGAAGTTGATTTAATGACTTTAGGTTTATTGAAAGTTAAGAAGAAAGAAAATAAAAATAAATAAAGGATAAGGAAAAATGGCTCTTGATGTTTTAGGGCTTGGTGCTGGAAAAATAGAATTACAATTGGTTCTTGATGGTGTTCTTGAAGCTAAAAGAGCACTAGCTTCTATTGAAAGGCAAATTCAAGAGTTTGCTGATGTTATTGGTGTTTCTAAAAGGGAATTAACAAGTCTGGGGATAGGATTTAAAAGATTTAGAAGAGAAGCTGAAAGTTTTGCAAAGTTATTAAGGGCAGAATTTAGGTGGATTGCTGGATTTCAGTTAATTAGGGGATTGCAAAATGTATTTTCTGATACAGTTGGTAGTATAGTTCAGTTTGATAAAGCTCTTGTTGATTTAAAAGCTCAAGCTTTGGCTACTGAAGGAGATATGTTATTTCTTAAAAAGGCTATTATTGATACAGCAAAAAGCACTACTTTTGGAATAAGAGAAATTGGTAATTTAGCAACTGTTTTAGCGAGAGCTGGTTTAAGTGGATTTCAAGTAGCAATGATATTAAAACCTATTGCTCAAATGGCAATGATAACAGAAGAAAGACTTGATGTTGTTGGGAAGTTATTGATTAGTATAATGGGAACTTATAATGCTACTGTTGGTGATGCTTATAAAATAACTGATTTATTAGCTACAGCTTTGAATAAAAGTAAACTTGACTTAAGTGATATTGCTGATGCTTGGAAATATGTTGCTGGTAATATTTCTACAAGTAGAGATAGTTTAAGTGAAGTGCTTGCTGTAATGATGACAGTGAAAGATGTTGGTGGATTTACAGCAAGCACTATTGGAACTGGTCTTAGACAGTTATATAATACACTTATAAAAATGCCACCCAATTTAAAGAAATATTTAGTAAGTGTAGGATTTACAAAAAAAGATTTTGATGAAATAAACTTATCTACTAATAGACTTATTACTGTTTTAGGAAAGTTAAGAGAAAAGGGAGTAAATGTTTGGGAAGTTATAAGACACGCTCAAATAAGAGCTGGAAATTTTCTTGCTGTATTATTAAACAATTATGATAAATTAGTAGAAAATTTCAAAGCACTTGAACTAGCTCAAGCTGAAGGTGATTTGTATAAAATGGTTGATACTTATTTAATGTCAATGGATAGTAGATTTAAACTGCTAAGAAATAATATTCAAACTACTTTTGCTCAGTTAAGAGATACAGTTTCTCCACTTGTTATTGATACTCTTTCTGGATTTTCAAAGACATTTGAAACTGCTGTCAATTTTTTAAATAGTGCTACTGGAAAAGCTTTAATTTTTTCTTCAGCAATGTTAATCTTAAAAAGAAATATAGGAGTAGTTGGAGAAAAATTTTTAACTTTGTTACCTATAACAAATTCATTTAAAAGTGTAGTTGGTATATTTCAAAATATAGGAAACTCTTTAAGAGCTTTAAATTTAGTTGCTATTAGTGGTATATTTACTAAATGGAAGCAAGCTGGACTTTCTGCTGTTGCAAAAGATTTAGGAAAAATAACTTTTAGTCTTTCTGGATTAAAAAGATTTATTACTCCTATTACTATAATATCTTCTGCTTTTTTAGTGTGGAAAACAAATGTTATAAGTTTAAAAACAGCAATTGAACTTCTTTCAACTGCTATTGGAGTATTGTTATTAAAATCAAGACCAGTTATTGGAATTTTTACTATATTATCTTCTACAATTTCTCTTGTTGGTTCTCAAATAGAAAAAATGAATAAGAAAATACTTGATTTACCAAATAATTTGCAAGAAAGTATTTCTATACTTCCCAAAATGGTAGAATTTTTATCTATGCCACCAGAAGCAGTTGCAAGAATGAAAGATAGTATTAAAGAAACATTACAAGAGTTCAAAAAAAGTTTTTATGAAAATTTATCCCCACAAGAAAAAGAGAAATTTGATACTTTATATAGAGAATTTTTACAATTACCTACAAAAGAAACAGCTCAATCTATACAAAATTTTATAAGAGAGAGATTTCAAAATTTGATTGATATAACAATTAATTCTATAGATAATTATAGAAATGAATTAAGAAAAAAACTAGACCAAATTAAAAAAACTGAAAAAATAGATTTTACAGACCCATTTGAAGTAATGTTTTATTCTCGTGAGAAAAAAACACATTATCCAGAGAAAATTAAAAGGACTTTGAATTTACTTAATGATTTGAGAGAAAAAGTTTTAACTATTAGCAGAAATTGGAAAGAAGGAACAAAATTTTTACAAAAATCAAAAACAAAACAGTATAATGTTCTTGATGATATTAAAGAAAAAGTAAAAGGAGTAACTTTAAGAATTAAAGAATTAAATGAAAGTTGGAAATATGCTACTGAAATTCCAGCTACTACTGTTAGTGATATAAAAATGATATTAAACATTTATAAATCATTAAGTAATGAAATTGATGAGCTAAATAAAATAAGAAATAAAGCTAATGTTGATGAAATAAAAAGGATTGAAGCTCTTGCTCAGCTTAATAAAAAGAAAAAAGAATTAATAGATACTACTAAAAGATTTTTATCTGAAAATAATTTAAATTTAAGACAAATAGCAAATTTAAAAGTTGCTTTTGAAAAAGCTAAAATATCTGTAAAAAATTTTTCTGATGAAATGAAAGGGTCATATTTAAGATATATTAATGAATTTGTGCAAGATAGTAGAAGTTTATTGCAAGTTTTAAAAAGTGTAAAAGTGTATGGTAATTTTATAGATAATTTATTTGGAGATACTACAAAAGCAGAAATTTATAATAAAATAGTAGAAAAGACAATAAAATTGTGGCAGAAAGGTTTGTTACAAGCTTCTACTATAAAAAAACTTTCTGGATTATTACCAACAGAACAGTTTAATAAATTAAAAGAGTTATTACCAAAAACAATTGCAAGTGATATTTCTACTTTTGAGCAGAATTTAAGAATACTTACCAAAACTGGATATGATTATGCTCAAGTTAATGAATATGTAAATAGAAATTTAAATTACTTTTTTAAACAAATAAGAAATGTTGATGATTTAAAAACTTTTATTGAATTATTAATGAAGTTGAAAAAAGAAGAATATGAAGTTGGAGAAGTTTTTAAAAAAGCTTTAAGTAAAATAAATGATATGTTTAAAGAAGGTAAAATATCTTTGTCTGATTATCTTGAAATGATAAAAATGACTATTCAAGCTGGAAAATATAGTTTTCTTGAATTTCAATCACAAATGAATTATTTGATGAATAATAAAAGAGAGCTTTTAAGAATAATGCAAATATTAAAAAGAGAGAGTGCAAATGGAAATGCTAGTGCTGCAAAAGAACTTGCCAATTTACAGAGTTATTTAAATGAAAAACTGGAAGTAAGTTTACAATTATTGCAAGAAGGTAAAATAAGTTTAAGAGAATTTTTTCAGTTATGGCAAAATTTTGGAGAATATAGTAGAGAAGCTGTTAATAAGTTAAAAGAAACAGCAAGTGCTAATCAAATAATTTTTGAAGCTATGAAACAAGGATTTAGGGACTTAAGACAAGATAGTCAAAATCAATTTGAAATGATGGTTGAAGGATTTAAAAATGCTTTTGGCATTATGCAAAATTATTTATCTGATACTTTTCTTAATTTAATGCAAGGAAAAATTAAAAGCTTAAAAGATTTATTTTTTGGGCTTTTTAGAGATATAACAATAGCTTTACAAAGAACTATTGCTCAAATGGCAGCTGCAAAAATAATGTCTGCATTTACAAGTGGTTTTTCTGTATTAACTACAATAGGACTGGCTGAAGGGGGTGTGTTGCCAGGGCAGTTTATACCATTTAAGAAGTTTGCTTCTGGTGGTATAGCTACACAACCTACACTTGGATTAGTTGCTGAAGGTAAATATCCAGAAGCAGTTGTGCCATTGCCAGATGGTAGAAGTAT